AAAAACCCACATCCACGAAATGTTAATGGATCAAAAGAAAAAGTTGAATGAACTAAAATATGCCAAAGTATAATTATTATCTTTGCATTCAGCTTTTTGGTTTGGTCATAGCCCCGGCACAACGCTTTTCTTAGCCGGGGCGGCCGCCAAAATACACCTTGTCGCAGGGGTGTCAAAATACAAGTTGAATCAATAAACCCTGTTAAGAGCAGCCTGCGACCTGCCTTAATGGGGTTTTTTAATGCTTAAAAAAATGAGTTTACACGCAACGCACCGCAGATTAACAATAGAAAAATTAGATAGTAATACTTACTTATTTCACCTGGTAGCAGAAAATGGTTTACCCTATGAATTAAAGCAAGTATTAACAGCTGCCGAAGTGGATATGCTGATTAAAGAACTTAAAATAATGAGGGAGTATGAGTAAGGATAGTTATTGGTTTAGGCATGATAGTTCTGCTGGTAGAACTTTAAAAATGCGTAAAATGAGCCATATTTACGGCCATGAGGGTAAAGGAATGTATTGGGATGTTGTGGAAGTTCTTAGGGATCAAGACGGTTATCAATTTAATAGTGATGATTCAAGTTTAAATTTACTGGCTGATCTTATAGGGTGCAAGGATGAAATTAGGTTTTATAATTGGTTTCAAGATTGCTTAAAATTAGGTTTATTTGAGGATGATGGTGTCAACTTTATTTGTCCAGCTTTGACTAATAATATGGAGTTTTGGGAAACAAAAAAAGCCAATGGTGCTAAGGGAGGTAGACCAAAAAAAACCGAAACGAAACCTAAACCTAAACCTAATCAAAAGCATAACAGAACAGAACAGAATATAACAGAACAGAATATAATAGATAATAAAAAAATTACTTTTCCTACGATTTCTGAATTTTTGGAATATGCCAAAGAGAAATCAAAGGAATATAGAATGACCGTAAACGACCAAACCATAAAACTAAAATACGAGGCGTGGAAAGAAGCTGGATGGAAAGACGGAAATGGCCAGGTCATAAAAAGCTGGAAGAGTAAAGTTTGTCATAACTTGCAGCATTGGCAAACCGCCAAGAGCAATCAAACAGAAGCCACATCCAGCAAATACGATTTTTTATGAAATATGACCACCAAATAGAGCGATTGGTAATAGGTACTGCCATTACTACGGAAAAAGGATTGATAGACCTTTTAGACACAATCCAAGACCACAGAACATTTACGCACCCAGAATGCAATGATGCGTACAAATGCCTCAAAGAATTGTATTATACCAGCGAAGGGGTAAGCATTATTAGTATTTCAAGGCTGGCGCAACAAAAATTTAAAACTGACAAAATCCAATTTGCATCTTTCTTAATTGACTGCACAAGCATAGTAGTATCCGATCAAGTACAAAAACAGAACTGCTTAATACTACTCCAATACTACATACGCCGTAGATTGGGCGAAGCTGGGCAAAAGTTAACAGCAATGAGCGAGGATGAAGGGCGCGACACCTTGGAGTTATTAGCTACTGCCATAACAGAAGTTCACCAAATAGATAACAATATTGATGTACATAAATCTGTACAATGGGCAGAAGTGGTAGAGCAGATGGTTACGCATTTTGAAATACAAAATAGCGGAGAAACACCCGAAGGGATTACCACAGGTATTATAGACCTTGATAAAAAAATAGGAGGATTTACTTCTGGTCAGCTTATTACCGTAGCCGGTAGACCAGGTATGGGCAAAAGTGCCTTTGCACAAAGTATATTAATTCACGCAGCACAAAGATTCGGCAGAGTGCTAATGTTTAGCCGAGAAATGAGCGCAATAGAAATAGCCAAGCGTATAACAGCAAATCAACTGGAAAACCTAAATATGGCCGATATTTTTGGGAATATGGATAAGGCCAAGATTGAATATTTAAAACAAAATTTGGAGCAAGTAAAGAAATTACTGATAGAAGTAGATGGCAAAAGCAGTAACCTAACCGAAGTGATTTACAAGATTCGCAAAGATCATAGCCAGCACGCTTTAAAAGTTGTCATAATAGACTATTTGCAATTACTTAGCGGATTTGCAGATAAACGCTACCGAGGGCAAACAGAAATATTAAACGACCTTACAAGGGAATTAAAAGCATTGGCTTCTAAATTGGAATTACCAATTATTGTTCTTAGCCAGCTAAATAGAGAAGTAGAAAACAGACCGAACAAAGAACCGCAGCTTTCAGATTTGAAGATGAGCGGCAGCATTGAGGAAGATAGTAATATGGTTATTTTGCTTTACCGCCCAGAGTATTATAACTTAGACACCTTCCCAGATGGCGATCCATCTTATGGCAAGGTTGATATTATCGTAGCCAAAAACAGAAACGGCAAAACCGGCAAGGTAAGGGCTGAGTTCATTGGCGAAAAGGTAAAATTTCAAGATTTGCAAACTATGCCATACATCTCAAATGAAATGCCATGGGATTAATTTAAACATGGTTTTTTTTACTTTAGCATACACAATGAAACAACAAATGGCAAACATTACTCAAGAGCAAGAAGGCGTGGAAAGTTTTAACAACTGGATAGAAGAATTAGAAGAAAGCAAGCAGCCAGAAGCTTGTAACATTGATGATCCTAACTGCGAAAATTGCGGTAGTTGAAAAGCGAAGAATCAATATTGCAACAATTTTGCGTAAAATGGTTCAGATATGAGTACCCACAGCATCAACGCTTTTTAGTGGGCATTCCTAATGAGGGGCAAAGAACACCTAAGAACGGCGCAAGAATGAAAGCGCAAGGAATGATAGCTGGGATTTCAGATTTAATACTTTTTGATCCAGAATCAGTACAAATGCCTATATTCTTAGAATGCAAAACGCAAAAAGGTAGGCAAAGCCAAAGCCAAAAGGAATTTGAAGCAGAATATACCGAGGCTGGATATAAGTATTATATCTTTCGCAGCTTTGATGAATTTAGAGAATTAGTAAATAACTACTTGCAATGATAATACTATCCGACCCAGGTTGCGAAATAGAACACATCACCCAGCAAACAGAAATAGAACAAGCTGACTAATGAGAATGCTCTGCCCTATGTGTGATGGTGAAGGAATGCTAAAAACAACCTACAAGAAAACCAATTCCTACGGCATAGAAATAAGATTAGATACTTACGAGCCTTGCCCCCTTTGCATAGCTAGCGGAGAAGTGCAAGTAATAGATGCAAAATATGACTAATCATCAACTTTGGAATCGCATCTACAAAGCTATTTATAAGCTTACCGGATGCCGAGATATGGCGCACAAAGAAGCCAACCGAAGGCTATTAAAGCATAATTAATACCTTTGCATAAGTAAAAAGCTAACAACTATGCCGTTACCAACGCCAAATGTAGAGGAAAGCCAAGAGGACTTTATGAGCCGATGTATGGCCGATGGCATTATGAATGTTGAATTTCCAGATGCAGAGCAACGCTACGCCGTTTGTATGGCTCAATATACAGATAAGGTAATTGCAGATTTTAGAGAAAGATTACAATGAAAGAAAGAGGAAGGCCTAAAGCAAGCATAAAAGAACTGCCTAATAATTGGCAAGATGAAATATTAAAACTATACGCTGAGGGTGCTTCAGATGTGGAAATCAAAGCCCTAATTTATCAATGGCGCGGTAGTTTTTCTAATGATCTTTGGGATCGATGGATGGATGAAGAGCCAATTTTTTCGGAAACCATAAAAGTTGGAAAGCTGTTTTCTCAGCAATGGTGGGAGAAAAAAGGCCGCAAGAATCTTGAAAATAAAGACTTTAACTATACCGGTTGGTTTATGAACATAAAGAATCGCTTTTACAATGATTGGCGAGATAGAAAAGATTTAGACCATACCACCAAAGGCGATAAAGTAAGCATACCAGTAATATCCTTCTTCGATACTGAAGAAAGTGAAGATTAATAGAAAATATCTTCCGTTAGTTAAAAACAAAACACGCTACTTCATAATTACTGGGGGGCGTGGATCTGCCAAATCTTTTTCTGTAAACGTATTCTTAGCCTTGATGACTTACGAGGTAGGTCACCGCATACTATTTACACGCTACACAATGGCCAGCGCACACAAGTCTATTATACCCGAATTACTGGAAAAGATAGACCTAATGCAAAAACACCCCGATTTTGATGTAAATAGAAACGAAATAAAAAACGTAGTTACCGATTCCAGCATTATATTTTCTGGAATTAAGACCAGTTCCGGCAACCAAACCGCCAACCTAAAATCATTGCAAGGTATTACTACCTGGGTATTAGATGAAGCCGAGGAAATGACAGATGAAGAAACATTTGATACCATAGACCTATCGGTGCGTAATAAGCAGATGCAGAACCGCATTATACTTATTATGAACCCAGCGAGCAAAGAGCATTGGGTGTACAAGCGTTTCTTTCAGCAGGCAGGCGTGCAGCCTGGTTTTAATGGTGTGAAAAATGATGTTACTTACATACACACCGACTACCGAGATAATAAAGAGCATTTGGCAGATAGCTACCTAAGACAAATAGCAGAGATAAAAAGACTTAACCCGGCAAAGTATCAACACAAGATATTAGGAAGCTGGATGGATAAAGCAGAAGGTGTAATCTTTGAAAACTGGGAATTAGGAGATTTTGATAATAGCTTGCCGTTTATTTTCGGTCAAGACTTTGGATATAGTGTAGATCCCACAACGCTAATAAAAGTAGCCATAGACGAAAAGCGCAAAATAATTTACCTCCAAGAGTTGCTATATCGCGCAGGTTTAAGTACCGATATGATAGCCTTCGAGAATAAACAAAAGGCAAAAGATGGATTGATAGTAGCCGATAGCGCAGAACCGAGGTTAATAGCAGAATTAAAAGCCAAACCACATTTTTGCAATATAGTACCAGCGCAGAAAGGACCAGATAGCGTAAGATCGGGAATAGCCAAGATGCGAGATTACAAGATGATAGTAACGCCCGAAAGCGTTAACTTAGT